GACTTGTCAAAGCAACTCGAGGTGTTCCGTTTGCAACGTTTGTAATATCGATTGCGTATCCGAATTGTTGGTTAGGTAAATCATTAGTTGGTTCTAATATTGCATCTAATTCGTATAACTCGCTTACATCGTCTTTCTTATAAACAACATCTCTACCAGTTTTAGAATTTGCAGAGGTAGAATAATTTTGGAAAGAAACAACTAGATATTTACCTTTCAGTACAACGGTTTCACCGAAATCATTATTACCTGAAGCTCTACTATGTAAAACACCTGGAGCTCGTATTGTCTGTATCCTTGTCCAAGTCGAACCAACTCGCTTATATACTAAAACTGCACCATCTGGGTGATCGCCGCCTGTATGACCTCTATGGCCAATTGCAAGATAACCTTGACTTAATGAAACTGATTCATTACCAGCTGCAAATCTTATACCTTCATCTGCTGCTGGAATAATTTTAGTGGTAAATCTCCAAACATTATTTCCGCTTATATCTACTGATCTATCCCAAATTTCAACTGAACCAGTACTAGATACATTATGTATTGTTTTATCACCCGGCGCAGATATTGCCATTGTATTACCATCGAGAGATACACATCTACCAAAATTGTCATCTTGTCTCTGTCCTGTTACTGGCTGACCAGATACTAATTTAGATTCTTGAACCCAATTTTTACCACTATTTGTTGTGTTAAATACATAGACCGCACCAGCCTGACTTCCACCACTATCTTCTTTTGGAGCCCCTGCAGCAAAAGTATTACCAGACAATGAAATAGATCTACCAAATAAATCATCATTAGCATTGTCACTAGATTCAATTACTTCTGAAAATTTATAGTTATTTGTTATGGCTGAACTTGGATCAAATACACCATCTGATGGTTTTAATGTAACATCCCATGGATAATTGACTTGTACTTCATGTTCGTTATATAACAACTTAAAGAATGTTTCAATCGACTCTGTGGAACCTTTAATTTTGTAAAAATCAATAATTTTTTCATATACTGCTCTTTTATCAACAGGTGAAGTTTTATCTAATGCAGGAGCAATTTCTTTTTGCATTAAATCTAAAAACTCTTCTTGAGCTTCATTTAGATTTAACGAATCTTCTATTGTATTTAAACGATATGATGGGCCTGAATTAATATAATTAAGAAGATAAACTTCCATTCTTAATTTGCGTTTATTTAATCTTGGCGATAAACCATAAATATTTAAAGTTCTACCGGTTGGTTCTGGACTATCGGCTATACGACCTGGTAATTTATTAGCATTACTAATACTAATATTTCCAGTAAAAATATCATCGATTGTTTCTGGATAAATGAGAAGTTTAACTGATACTGGTATAGAGCCTCTTGTTGCATTATAACCACTTCCATCATCAGTTGCAACAAAAATATCATTTAAACTATATTCAATAGAATCTTGATTTGTTATATTGTTAATGCCAGTTGCAATATTTGAAGTTGTACCGTTACCCAAATCTGTAATTTGATAACTTTTACCTACTTCTAATGCAGCGCTATCATCCAATAATATTGGATCGCCGGTTTGAGTTGGTGTTCCATCTTCATCACCAACTAATAATGCATTTCCGTCAGCATCAAAAAACTTTGCTCCTAATACTAAATTTCTTTGGAAAAACTTATTTGGTTCATTAATTCTAAAAATAGCTTGGTTATCAATAACAACATCTTCAAATACTTCTACAGCTTTATATGTAAATTCTTCCAAGTTCATGAACTTGTAATAAGATTCTAAGAATGTACGTATACCACCAGTTTGGTTACCGCCATAAGCTGAATTGGTTGCATAATCTAGTAATTCTTCGGGAATTAAATTTTCAATTCGAATATCTTCTTTTGATCTTGCAATCGCAGAACCAGTTAACTCATACTGGTCGATACCAGAATTGGCATCACTAAATGTAAGAGCAATACCTTCAAATACATTACCGAACGTTTGAGCTTGATCGAATCTTATTACTAAACCATCATCGGTTATTGATGTTACTCGAGGAGTTCCGACAACGCCTTTACCCGACATTACCTTACCAATAATAGAATTTTCTAATGGATCGTATGGACTGCCATCAACCAAATTTACTGGTGGACTATCTAAGTACATTTCAAATCCATTTTGTACTTTATAAGAAGTAAGAGCTCTTAAAGTCGTATCGAAATCTACGTTTGAACGTACATCTTCAATATACCCTCTTGAAAATGAATCTAGGTTTTTTAAACTTTGTTGAGCCATAATTTTAATTATCTCATTCTAGTAGTAGTTGTATAAGATATAGTTCCAGCCGAACCAGAATACGCAATAGTATCAATAGATCCTTTAGATTTAATTTTAGAAGAATCAATATTAATAATTTGATTTCGTTTTGGTGCAATATCTAAAGAATTTGGTGTTAAAGTAATAGTAATTGGAGTAGTATCATCTGGACCAAAATCATTTAATGAAACAGTACCAAGATCACCGTTAATAGTTCCTACATTTCCTCTTACAATAATATTTTCGTTATTAACAATTTTATAAATTACGACTTGTCTAATACTAGTTGATCCTTCAACTGCGATATCTCCAAAGTAATGATCAATACCATTAAGTTTAAACGGCGTACTGTTAATATTATATGCACCACCGCCTTGAATAAAGAAAGATCCTGTAAACGTTAAATTAAAATCATTTTTAACTCGGCTTACTGAAGGAGTAATAGTTTTACTTAAAAACGGCCGAATCGTAGAACTTACAATTGCTGCGTCAGCATTATCAACAAGTGACAATAATTCTGAATGTCTAAATACACCATCAAATCGATTTAATTGATTAAAGTTGTAATCTAATACAACATCTTTAACTAATGCTTCTAATGCAGATTTTGATCGACTTGTAAGTGATGGATTAAATTTAAAGAATACATCGATTTCTAAATTGGTAAATTCTGGATCTACGATTTCTGGTGTAATTGATACAATATTTTTTGATTTTACAATTGCTTTAATTTCTTGTTTTTCGTTTTGTGTTAATGCATCACCAATAAGTGGCTTAATACTAATATATGCTTTACCAAAATCTGGAATAAGATTATCTTCACCACCCCATGTAGATATCGACTCAATATTAGCAAAGTTCTTTTGAATAATTGCTGTATAGTCTTGTGATGTTACTGCTCTGTCCTGCGCCTGGAAAGTAATAGGGGCATTAAATCTAATTGACTCAGTTGTTTCTGCAACAGAACCACCGTTAGCTTTTGTAAGAGTTATAACTGTAATTTCAGGTTCATTCAATGTTGGAAATGCTGTAACTAAGTCAAAGGTATTAGCGCCATTTGCAGCAATACCTTGTGTCACAAGATAATCAAGAGTTACGATGTTATCATTAACAGGCTTTTTACCAATAATGCCATCACCAAAAAATATTTGATAAAAACCACTTGAATTTTCTTGCAGGTGATATACTTGAGTATCTGAAACAACGTCTTGCAAGGTTGTAAATAATTGATATGTATCAAATCTTTCCGACTGTTGATTATTTTGAACTCGTACTCTTAATGACGATGTATCAGCATCAGCATCTGATATTTGGAATTTTTGGTTTTGAATATCATTATCAACTCGATACGATAATGAACGAATCGTACCTTCAGCAATAGGCACAGATTCAAAATTAAAAATTTTACGAGTAACACCACCCTCAATTATATCATCACGAATAGCAGATTGAGATTCTAAAGAAGAGAAAGTATATGCAACACCATCAACAGTTGTCGTAAACTTAGTACCTCTTTCCAATACTAATGTTGTTGGTAGGTTAATAGAATCATTATTTGTTACATCAACTATTAAATTTACCGAAGCTCTTGGCGCTAGTACTGATCGAGGCACATAACCAAGTAACCCTGCCCTTGATACAACGTTACCACGAATTTGAGCAGAATCAAGGAAGGCTTCATTTAATGCAAAGTGTGCTAACATTGCGTTATAATGTGTATTATACGCGAGTATGTCTAACAAAACACTTAGACCAGAACCATCAAAGTCATAATCCTTAAATTGAGATTGTGACTTCATAAAGTTTTTGAGGTTGTCTTTTATTTGATCAAAATCGAGTTCTGATACATTTAAATTTGAAGCCATATCTCTTTACCTTAATCTTCTTAAATTAATTTCGACATCTTGTACCGAATCGTTTTCTTTTATACTAAATACTACTACAATTCTATAGGCATTTTCGTTATTAGTTGGTTCAATTACAATATTAACGTTTTCTATTCTTGGTTCATGTCTTTCCAATACATTTCTTACTGCATCTTTTAAAGCTAAACGAGTTACAGCATCATTAGGTTCAAATAATAAACTTCTTAAGTTTGCACCTAAATTTGGTTGGAAAGGTCTTTCCATAAAGTTTGTTAATAACAAAGTTCGTATTGCGTTCTTTACAGCTTGTTCACCAACAATCGGTAAAACATCTTTTTTCTGTGGGTGCGGAATCATCTGTAAATTCAAATCACTATAACGTTCTATCGAAGAGCTAGATGCATCACTTACAACTGACGTAACTGTACCATCAGTACCAGTTGCTGTACCTTGTGCAGCATCTGTATTCACCGGTGTGACAATTGTTTGAACACCATTTTCTGTGACAACAGTTGTCGTTGTTGAAGTATAAGTATAAGCCATAATAGTATTTATACGCTTTATGCGATTCGTTTAGTTATTACCAAGTAGTTAATGCAGCGCGTTTCCACTCATTAGCGCCTGTACAAACATATATGTAATCATCATCCCAAGTTATTTGACCCTCTGTACCTGATGCTGATGCAGACGCTGGTGTGTGAGTAGGAATTATTACAGGCCCAGTGAAAGTAGTTCCACTAGTCGATTTTATATTAATATTTCTCCAGTCTTTACTAGCATCGTGTGCGCCTAAATTTAAATCTTTGTTACCATCGGTGGTCGGTCTAATATAGCACGTTTCTCTATTAAATTCTATTCCAAATCCTTTATAACGGGTAGAGCTACCATCATTAAAAAGTACGTTAAGATATGCGTCGTTACTACCATCACCAACTGTAATAATGCTATCCTTATCAATTCTTAATTTTCTATCAAGAGTTTGATCATTATTACTTGTATAAAACTCAAGAGCAGTAGAGCTATTAGAATCTTCACTACCCATTCTTTTTGCAACAATTGCGCCACCTATAAAACTTTCTCCGGCAGCACTATTATTAGCTAGTTGTAGTTTAATTCCAACACCAGAATTTGTTGTTTGATCGATTGTATTGTGCCTATCTTCACCAGAAACTACCAGCACATATTGGTGGCTATCTGCTTGAATTTGGCCGCGTATTTCGGTATGATCATTTGCTACAGTAAGACGTCTTTCGAAGGTTTCTGTTGGAGAACCACCTGAGGGTGTTCCAATATTTTTATGAACAATTTGTAAACTACCACCCGTATTAGTAGTTAAATCATTAGGTGATTCGAATATTCTAGTATTCTCCCATATTAATCCTTCGCTTGGGCCACCATCTTGAAATGCAAGATGATTAACACCAATAATATTATGGTTTTTCATATCTAACATAGGCGCACAACAAAAGGAATTATTATCTTCATCTACAGCGGCCATTTTAAGACGCGTATTATAGTTAACGGTTATAAATCCTGGATCTTCATGATCATTTAGCGCGCCATTAGATGGTGCTGAATATGTTAAATGCTGTACATCTGATCCACTGCCTGAAGCATTAGTAAATACACGATTAATCGTAGTGTCCTCATAGAGATCTCGGATATTCTCATCCATCTCATTATAAGTTAGCGCACTACCTTTTGTTCCTCTTTTCGTTATTGTCATTGTATTATCCCGTCTTCTCCATAGTATATTCCAATATACGACGATGTTGTTCCTGGTGTATCTTCTAAATAATCAGTTGATACATAATTAAATAAATTTTCTTCTTCAGCTGTTAATGGCTCTAAAAACTGATAACATTCAGCAATCAATGCATCTCTAGCTGATCCCGCTGGAGTGCTTGCGATTTGTGCTAATAAAGATGCATAATTTGGTTTAGCCATTCATCACCCCGCAATTACATTTCCTGATCCAGCGGCTGAAGCGTTTGGAGCCCAACTGCCGTGACCACTTGTTGAATCGGCAATACGATGAACACCTTTACCATTTACAATCACCTTACTACTTTTACCTACAGCCTTATCGCCACATCCTGTAGAGTCTCCTTCTCTTATCGCATCTCTATTATTTACTTTTACATCAGGAGAACCCGCTGTATAAGAAGTCTTATGAAACGGGTTGGGGGTGGGACTTGCATGTCCCTGATGTGAGTCGCCTTTTCTTGTAATGCCGGGCATATTATTCTCCTATGAGTTTAGGTAAATCTTACCGCTGGTGTTTGTTCTTTGATCACCACCATAAGTTTCAGT